ATCTGGTTATTCCTAACGAGCCTTCCTTCAATACTACGACCGGCGTTCTGACCATTGTCAACCAGACTGGTGTCGTCTACAAGAACGGCGCTACCGTTGTCAACGCAGCAGGTTCGCCGTACGCGGCAATCGCCTCGGGTGCCTCGATCACCATCGACGCCACCCCGGCGGCCGGTTACTACTTCTCCACGAGCGAAGACGATAGCTGGACGTTCACTCGCGACTGAATCTAAGGAGTCAAGATGGCTAGGTTTTACGGAGAGATTGGCTACGGTAATTCCGTAGAATATCCTCCAGATTCTGGCATTTATGTGGATCGAATCATAGAATATTCTTACTATGGAGACGTTATTCGAAACACAAGGCGAATAGAATCTGGAGAGTCTCTTAATGATGATATTTCCGTTGGAAACTCCATTAGCATTATAGCTAATGAATACGCCGTCGAACACTTCATGAAAATCAAGTATGTGCGATGGGCGGGGGTTCTGTGGACTGTGACAGATGTCGAAGTCAAGAGCCCCCGCCTAATCCTTAGTCTTGGGAGTGTCTATAATGGCCCAACGCCTTGATCTCCAAGAAGTCTTGGTTGAAATCTTGGACAGTAAAAATGTATATTTTCAGCCACCGCCAACGGTGCAACTGAAGTATCCGTGTATCATCTACAAAAGAGATGATGAAAACACAGATTTTGCAGACAATCGGCCTTATAGTAAAAAAAAACGGTATCAGATAACCGTAATCGATAGTGATCCTGACAGCGAAATTCCGGATAAAGTTTCAGAACTTCCTTTATGTGTCTATGATCGATTTTACACAGCCGAAAAACTTAATCATGACGTATACAAACTTTTCTTCTAGAAGGAGATAGCAATGGCAGTTCTTGAATGGGACGGAGTTGGCGATCGGAAGTATGAAACCGGCGTCGACCGTGGTGTCCTTTACATTCCGAATCAGTTCGGAGTTTACAATAATGGCGTCGCTTGGAATGGACTTGTGTCTGTTTCAGAGGCTCCTACTGGCGCTGAGGCAAATGCTCAGTACGCGGATAACGTTAAGTACCTGAATCTCTTCTCAGCAGAAGAGTTTGGGGCAACTATTGAAGCGTTCACGTATCCCGATGAATTCGCTCCTTTTGATGGCCTCAACGTCGACACTCCCGGCGTTGCTATCGGCCAGCAGGCGCGTAAATCTTTTGGGCTTTCTTACCGGACGAAGCTCGGTAACGACGTTGAGGGTGACGATTACGGCTACAAGCTCCATTTGATTTACGGCTGCTCCGCCAGCCCGTCGGAGAAAGCTTACACTACGATCAATGATTCGCCTGAAGCGATTACCTTTAGCTGGGAGCTTACTACGATCCCCGTGGCAGTTCCGGGTATGCGGCCCTCTTCGGTCATCACGATCGACTCTACAGCCGTCCAGGCAGCAGACCTTCTTGAGCTTGAGAACCTCCTCTGGGGCACTCCTGGGCAGGACCCTAGCCTGCCTCTGCCCGAAGCAGTGATTGCTATCTTCTCAGGGACTCCTCAGACTCCTGTCATGGCACAGAACCCGACGTTTACCGCGGCCACTGGCGCCATCGTTATCCCGGTTGTTACTGGCGTTCGTTACTTCCGCGCCGATACCAACGCAACTGTTACCGGTACCGTTACGATTCCTACTGCTGGAGCCACTTGGATCATTAGGGCCGAGCCTTCGAGCACGGCCTACCTGCTCCACCCGGACAGCGACGACTCTTGGTCGTTCACTCGGAATCCGTAATAGTTTAGAAACGGAGATTAAAGAATGCTTAGTATTAATGTTGATGGTGATGAATTTTATAATGAAGAAACCAACGAGTTTACTATTGTTGGTGGATTCGAATTAAAACTTGAGCACTCTTTAGTCTCATTGTCAAAATGGGAGTCAAAATTCCAAAAACCGTTTCTCTCCTCTAGCGACAAATCTCCAGAAGAAATATTGTCGTATGTAAAATTTATGTCTCTGGATGACTCTGTTGGATTTGAACAGATTAATCAACTATCTCAGGAAAACTTAGAAGAGATAAACGCCTATGTTGAATCGCCACAGTCGGCTACAACTTTTGGAGAACTTCCAAGTCAAAAAAGCTATCGCGGTAACGAAGTAATAACTGCCGAGTTAATTTATTATTGGTTAGTTGCTTTTAACATCCCATTCGAATGTGAGTCATGGCATTTAAATCGACTGTTTTCATTAATCAGAATTTGTAACATTAAAAACTCTTCACCGAAAAAGGTGTCCAGACACGAGGCGGCGAGTCGAAACAGAGAACTTAATGCCAAGCGAAAAGCCGAACTCGGGACTAAAGGGTAAAAGGGGAGATTATGCCAGATCCGTTGATAGCAACTTGTGAATTAAAAACAGCTTCTTATGATCTCGATGGGAATCCGTCTCCCATTTCTTTAGTTACGTTTACCGGTAAAAAGATACTTGATAGCAGAGTAGAAGTATCTGGAAGTATAACTTTTCCAGAAACTAGAACTGCTTTTACCAGTTTATTTACAGTGCTTCTCGCTGGAGGTCCAGCTAATTTAATCCCACCGGTATCACAAAATGATGAAGTTATTGGGGGCACTCCATTTGTTCCTATGCAACCAACAAATGGCGGACCAGCAATAACTGCAAGTCCTCTAGGTTTTGGTGGCGGGTACGGACCTTACTACTCCACTCAAAACATTCCTGCTGGGTCCACATACAATTTTAAACTAGGGTATGGACATAGCCTTGATTCTTTAGGTACATACCTTGCTTTTGGTTTTTATCAGCCAAATCAAATATTTACTGGCCAACCAGTAAGAGAGGAGGTTGCTTACACCTTATCTAATCAATCAAGTTGTTTTGGGTTTCCTAGTTCTTCAGATACTCTTGTAAAAAAAACGTCTCTTGCTATTCTTGGCACGACCTTTTATAATCCGGCTATTCAGTATGAAGAAGTATCTAAAGAACCTCCAGGTATTCTCTTAGATAGCGACGTTAATCCTTTACCAAACTCAAATTATGCAGCTCTACAGATGGCGCCGTGTAGAACTCCGGCCTATACTTTTATTTCTATTGGAAAATTTTCAGGGTGGGCACAAAAAATATCAGGTCCTCTCTCCGGCATTGCTCAGGCACAAATTGGAATAAACGGTGATGGTGGCGGTGGTCTTGAATCACAGTTTCAATTCAACCAAAATACTACTGAGCCGCAATTTTTTGAGCTGGAACGAAGCCGTACAAACCCCCTCAGTAATGGATTTACAGGATATATACTTCTTAATGGACAATGGCGGTTTTGGGGTCTAGAATTTGAAGTTTCATCGGTTGTTAGCGGCGTTTGTTCTAATGAAGGATACACCCCTAATGAAATTGCTTTAAATTGGGGGCCTGCGCCTCCTGTTACTCTTGCCGGGATAAATGGTAATTCTCAAGCAACCGATTTAGATCAACTCACCGAGCCGTACCCAGACGGATGGACTAAAAGTTCTTTTGGTACTGGAAATCAAATTCATCACGCGATTGCCCCTTTTAGTGTTCCGTCAGATGGCCCGGCAAGAGCTAATATGTCTCTTTTTCTTCGCCAAGGAAATCAAGCTTATTTGAGCGTTTATATACTTAAAGATACATCTACTGCTACATTAAATGATATGGTAAACAATCCGTCAGTGCACGCAATACTTAGTATTGGAAGTAATTTTAACTCTATTGAGGGATTTAATACAGCAACGGCGGATCTTTCGGATTACTTAGGGGAAACGCTCTATGTTTATTTTAGAGTTCTTAAGCTTACAAACAGCAATACTCCGGCGGTAGGAATCAACGTCTCAGATTTTTCTTTTTCGATTGATACGTGCGCACCAACGCCACAAAAAGATCAAAGACTTTTTTGGGATGTCATAGGAGAACGAGTTTACGAAAACGGAGTTGATCGTGGCGTTTTATATTTACCAGATGGGCGCGCAGTAGTTTGGAACGGTCTATTGTCGGTTGAAGAAGATTCTGGCTCCTCAACCCAGGGCGTGTTTTATGACGGTGTAAAAATTTCTGAGATTGTTAACATGGGCGATTACTCGGCAAAGCTTTCCGCCATAACATATCCAGACGAGTTAGACGATCTTCAAGGGGTTGCTCAGCTTGTTGAAGACGTTTACCTAACTGATCAGCCTCTTAAAACTTTTGGGTTGTCCTACAGGACTAGAATTTTGGACGATATTTCACAAGAACCGATTGGTTACAAAATTCATATTGTTTATAACGTTATAGCTGTTCCAACTGATATTGGATACGAAACTCTGAGCGATGATCCGTCAGCAATGGAGTTCCAATGGGATTTAGTTGCGTTGTCGGGCTTCATTGATGGTTTTAGACCAACGGCAAAATTTGTCGTTGACACGACAAAGATAAACCCAGATTTACTTATAGAACTTGAAAAGCTTCTTTATGGAACATCAACTGTTCAGCCAGCATTACCGACGATGCAAGAGCTTCTAGAATACATCAGGACCTGGTACACAATTCAAATAATTGATAATGGTGACGGAACCTGGACAGCAACATCAGATAATGATGGATACATATTTGTCGACGTTCCTCAAGAAGATCAGTTTATGATTGTTGATGTAAATGCCACATTTCTTGATGACGAAACCTATATTATTTCTGATACATAAAAGGAGCCATCATGCCGAGCTTAACTTTAAATGGAACTGAGGAAGCGCAAGGAGCATATTTTGATTTCCTTGGCGAAGAAATAGAAACCGGATTTGTTGAAGTTGAACTTGACCCAATAGATAGGACAGGAAACAACCCAGTTCTTTCTGGGACAATTACTTTTATAGATGGTCTAGATTCTTTTTGGTATTGTGGACTTGGATCTATTAACGACAACTTTACTATTGGAGAAGAGACTACTTGTTATAACGACGGCATTTTTACAACAGGAACGTCACCTTCTAATATTGATCATGTCACTTTTACTCCAATTGGCGCTGCCCCGACATTTACTTCGTTTCCAAACTCAAGTTCAACTTCATTCTTTTTCCCAGATTTACCAGTTCCACCGTTAGGCTCGTATTCATTTACTGTAGAATTTGTAAGTGAAGTTAATTGTGACCTGTTATTTTTTGCAATAATTTTGAATGACCCATTGGCTCCTACTGGCTCAGACTCTTTTGTTGGTAATCTATACCTCGACAACACTAACTACATAGCTTGGGTGTTAACCGAGGGTGAAGTCATTCCGCCATGCGTTGAAGGCCCATACCCAGCAGGCGTTGGGACTATAGAGCCAGATAACACAACGTTTGCTCTTGGCACGAATTCAGCACCTGGATCTGGGGCTCTTGGAAACATCTCAGCAGCATGGACTACAGGTTGGCTAGAAAACGGGTCGCTTAACGATTCAACTGGAGGACGTTACGCGGCAGTGCCTCTGTCATTTCCTGTTAATGCTGCGGAAATTGAGCTTACGGCCAGTGTTAGGATCAGTCGCAGTGGGGTAAATCTTGGAAACCAGTTCACTACTCAGGATTACGCCGTATTTACAAGCCTTTCTAAATCTGACCCGTTCAACACGTTTGATGTCTTACAGCTCATGGACGGCGACGAAGCCGGTCCAAAAACTCTTTCCTTCACGCGGACTCTTAGTGGTGACGATCTTGATATAACAGATTGGCAAATACTAATCGGGCTCCCAACTGGTCAAATAGAAAACGTCGGCCAAAGATCATGGGCGGTTGATCAACTATCTGTCACCATTGACGTTAGTTGCTCTTCTGAACCACCTCCTCCGCCTCCTCCGCCGCCTGCGCCAGAGCCCACTGCTCTTGTTTGGGATGGTGTTGGTGATCGAGAATACCAGAACGGTTTAGATCGTGGTGTTTTATATTTACCGGATGGGCGAGTTGTTCCATGGAACGGTCTTGTCTCTGTCAAAGAGAACCCGAATGTTTCGGTAGAACCGGTTCGCTATGATGGAGCTAAAATATCTCAGGTAGTCACTATGGGTAACTACAACGCATCTCTCACAGCAATAACGTATCCTGATGAACTCAACGACCTTCAGGGCCTTCCTCAAATGACCCCCGGGTTTTCTATTACTGAGCAGCCGCCTAAGCCGTTTGGTTTGTCTTACAGGACACGGATTTTAAATGATCTTACTGGAGAACCGGTCGGTTATAAAATTCATATTGTCC